CCCAAAATATACTTTGTATGTTCTATGGAAGGTCCGCATACAGAAAAGGCGGTGCAAATATAGGTTCCCACCGTAAAACCTACAAAAAAACTAATGATTGAATAAAAAATCAACGACACTGGGCCCATACTTATAACTTTGGATCGCAGCCTTTATATCTCTTTTGGATATTCAGTGTCAAATAAATCGTCTAGCCAATATTCACCAAAGTTATAGGTAGGATACTTGTGATGTAACATATGATGTTCGCCTAACCAAGGTATCCTATGTCTCAAGATCCCACGAACATTTACAAATGCAAATGCAGTCATGATGTTGATCGGTTGGTATATCAGAGATGATTTTAAATGGATAAAGGGTATAATAAAACCAAGACTTTGAAACACTGATTCTAGATAATATTTACCGTGAATTTTATAAAAGTAGCGATGCATCATAATGTGTGAAATATAAAACCATACGTCATAACAAACGATAAAGCAAGCGATATATCCGAGATCCATTTTTAACTTATTATTATAATTTTGCGAGTATTCAATTTTATTTGTAACACATTATATTACAATAAATATATAAACCCAAATAATAATTATATGTAATGCGGGTTGTATTTGTTTTATGCGCTCAGTTAACGTTGGGGTTTATACCGTTGTCTCAGTATAGTAGAAAAACATCTATTTTTTATGATGGAAATAACAAGAATAAAAATCAGTTGCGTGATATAGATAATAAGTTGACACGGCAAAAGAGTTTGATGAAAAAATTAATTGGTCATAAAAAGGGGATTATTAAAAATATGACGGGTATTGAACTATCTATATCAGACGAAGAATATTTTAATCAGTATCTAAATAATGAGGACCATGACGAACACCAAGAACAACAAATAATCATTACATTTGATAAGGAGTCTTTTGAAAAGAGTTTCTCCGATAAAGATTCTGGTTCGGATTCCGAGACAAAAAGTGAGAGTTTTGAAGTGTTGAAGAATACCGGACATTCCTTCAAAAGTGTAGGTGGTTATGATACGATTAAAGAAGAATTAATGCAATGTTCGGATCTTTTGGTTAATTATGAAAAATACAGTCAATACAATGTAAGAACACCAAAGGGTATTATTTTAGAGGGTCCTCCTGGAAACGGCAAGACGCTTTTGGCCAAGGCATTTAGTGGAGAAATAAATGTTGGATTCATTCCTGTGTCGGGCGCTCAGTTTCAAGAAAAGTACGTGGGCGTTGGCGCAGCAAGGGTGAGAGAACTATTTGAATTGGCTTCTAAAAATGTTCCGTGTATTATTTTTATAGACGAGATTGATGCGGTTTGTCGCCGGCGAACGGACCAAAACAGCCACGCGGAACACGATTCAACACTGAACGAATTGTTGGTAAACCTGGATGGGTTTAAAAGTACAAAGGGGATCTTTATTATTGGTGCAACCAATCGCGTAGATTTACTGGACGATGCGTTAACCAGGCCTGGAAGGATTGATAAAAAAATCTACATTGGAAATCCAGACAAGACTACACAAGAGGCGATTCTTAAGATTCATATGAAAGGAAAGCCGATGGAATATATTCCAATGGAAGATTTGCTTGTAATGACACAGGGACTTTCTGGAGCGCAGATTGAGAATCTGTTAAATGAGGGAATGCTCCTTGCCTTGAGAAATAACAAGACGCAAATGGTGAGACAAGATTTGGAAATGATTGCAAACCGTATCCATACGGGGTTTAATCCATCTGAAAAGAAAATTACGGAATCGCAACTATATCAAGTAGCCATTCACGAAATGGGACATGCTTTCACTGCACTCCTAACAAAATATAAGAAGGTTGTAAAGGTAAGTATCAATTTATTTTCTCCACAGTGTCTCGGCTTTACTTTATTTGAAACCAATCAAAATGTTCTTACGACCAAGCAAGAACTACAGTGCGAGATCATGGTTCTTCTTGGAGGCCGCATCGCGGAAGAGATCTTTTGTATTGGAGGGTTGACAACGAGTGCAAGCCGAGACATAGAGTACACCAGAAAGATTGCCGAACAAATGATCCTTACTTATGGAATGGGAGAAAAAGTATTTTACCCGCAGGGATCTGATGAATATAGAAAAATGATTGATAAGGAAATTGATACTATTATCGCCCAAGCCTATGAAAGAACAAAAACGTTATTGCTAACCATACAACCCATCATTAAGGAATGCGCCGAAAGGTTAGCAAAAACACGAGAAGTTAGAGTGGATGAATTAAATGAAATGTATAGGAATTATGTAATGAAACTTTAAATATCATAGTTAGGTTTCATGGGTCGTCTTTTCATATCATCTAATTTTTCTCTAGAAAGAAAGATGTTCTTAGGGAAAGAGTATTCATAACCATATGGAGTAGAATCATCTTGTACTCCTTTAAATAATACAGGAGTTCCATTTTTTATATGAGTAAATTCAGGTGTTGTATTTTCTAGTATCATAGAATTGTAATTGTTTTTCATAATGGAAAGAGCATTTTCAGTTAAATATTTTCTATATTCGCTATTTGTTTTTATAAAGTTAGCCCTTTTAATATTTTCATTTACAATAGAGTCGGGCGTGTAATGCGTAAATAATCTGCCATCATTTACTATACCAGGAAAACTATCGGTTGCATTATTATTTGTTTTATATTCAGTAGCCCACATTATATTATTAATTTATATTTTATATAGTGACTTCCTGTTCAATATCCTTTACTAAATCTACCAACTCATCCTTTTTCATGTTATGCTTAGGCTTAACTCCCTTTGAGGTAAGAATATCCTTAAGTTGCTTTATAGACATTTTATTGTAATTTGATTCAGGACTCTCTAATGTTATTTGGTCAATTACAATCTCCTTTGTATCCTTCTGTGTCTCAACCTCTCCTAGGTCCAGAGACTCCATAGGTTCAATCACCAACTCCTCTGTCTTGAGCTCGTCCATTACAATCTCTTGAGACAACTCTACTGAAAATACAGGCGGAGATCCAGGTGGAGTTCCAGAAGGACTATTACGAGGAGAAGAGGGTAAAATTTCAACTTCATACTCTGAATCGCTTGATTCGGAACCAGAGTCTTCTGAATCCGAATCAATCACTCGTGCCTTCAAGAGAGGATCATTGGTATAGTCTATCTGAGGTTCTTCATTTTTAAATAATTCAACCTTTTTCGGAGATTCTCTTCTTAATAACTCGTATAATATTTTAGCCTGCTCGGTCTGAGCCAACTCTAAAATCTCATACTTTCGTTTAAAGTAGTAGCACATGAGAGAAACCAAAATAAGATTGATAATCATTCCAATAAAAAAACTGCTTATATCCAATATAGACGAGAAGTTCATTATGAATAAATATGATATTCTTTTATTTAGGTTTAAACGAAAAGTATTTCACAAGTCTAATTGTTTTAATATATATTTTCCGCCATTTATGGTAGAAATACCCTCAACTAACTTATACAAATATTCAATGGATTCCTCCTTTTCAATTACTTTCATCTTCATGTTATAAAGTTGCTGATCCGTTTCAAATGACTTGCATAAATCAACATAATGAGTGGTAATTAAATAATCAACATTCTTTTTGAAATTATTCATGTTGTTTAGATAAAGGGTTGCACACATAACCGCGTCGCTAGGGTTTGTACCTGAATATAATTCGTCAAAGATACACAAATGTGTTTTATTAGGATTTGTATTGATAAATTCCATAATATCTTTACATCTTCTCGCTTCTGCCTGGAATAAACTGTCTCGTCCGGAAGTATCTGGAATGTTCAAATAAGAATGGAAGGTATCATAACACTTTATCCGTGCGGATTTATAACACCCGCAGCCAAACTGCTGACTCATCAAGGCGTTTAATATTATAGATTTTAAAACAGTAGTTTTGCCAGAAGCATTTGGTCCGCTTATGATAAGATTCTTCTTTAGGCCCACGTCATTCGTTATGGCTCCATCTATATGTGGCAAGTAGTACATTTTCTTCATTTTTGTGTACTTTTTAAATTTGCAGGCGTTTAACTTTTTATCGTCTATAAGTTTTTTAACACTAATCATGTCTGTGTTGTATTGGTTAAGATAGAAACTATATAAAATGGTTGAATTGTGGTCTGGATTCATAAAAAAGTCATAATAAAGATTCATTAAATAACCTAGTTGTCCTATTTTAACAAAGGTAGAGTCCGTTAAAACAACCGCCTCTATTTTAGAATAAAGTGACTCCATTTTGTAGCGATAGGATTCCATTGTAATATAAAATTTGTAATAGGTAGGGTACAGTTTCATGTATTGAAGAGAGTTTATCAGATTCATAGACTGAGACAAGTGTGCCTTGTATTTCAAAAGAAAGTCATATACCGAATGTATATTATTATAAAACGCCATACAAGATGTTATGTTAGAGTAAACTTGAAGAAAATAGATAAAGATAGAAACAACCGCAGACGATTTTTCTTGGAAGGATACTTTATTAAAACCCGAGATGAGTTTATATAAACTTGTGTTGGTTAATACCTGCTTTAAATGGTCAATATATAGATGAATGGTAACAGGAATACCGCGCAACTTTAAAATGACAAAGGGCATGATCAAAATAAAAAGAGGAGATATCAAAGAAAGTAAGGGACAAGATAGATTGTACAATCCGAGACAATGTAAAAAGACACTTGAGTTGTTTAATCTTTGCAGAAATTTAAGACCTATGTATTGATACTTATCAATAAAATTTGTCTCCGTACAAAAAGAAGTGTACTCTTGATAAAAGGGACTAAAATCATAGGTATTAGGTATAATGTTTTTTACCCATTTTTGGGTGTCCTTTAAAAAGGAGGTGTCTGTTGTATAAATAGAGGACCATTTATTCATAAGCAGCGAATTCTCAGGCATAATGAATTTATAAATAGAGGACGACGCGAGTTCTAAATCTTGACGTATAACATCATTCAGCCGATCATGTGTCGTATATTCAATGGGTAGTTTGAAATCATAGGTCATGGTATGTTCCGTGCCATTCTCAAATAAATTATTAATCTCCTTTTGATAATCCATTATAAAAGAAATAGTTTTAAAATATATTGATAAAACGTATAAATATATTTATAGAAATAATACATATGTACTCTTATGAAACAATCATTGATCTTTCTTTTAAAATGAAAAAGAGTACATTAAGCGACGAGGCTATTACGAAACTAAATAGCATTAGAAAGACCTTAAACATACCCGTGATAGAAATCATAAAGAAAACCGTGATACAAAAAAAGCAATCTGAGATTGCACAGATTACTAAAATATTAAATAAAATGACAGAGAATAATTATGAAAAGTTAAAAGTAGAATTATTTGAACTAGTCAAGTCAATTGAGTCTATAGAGGATATTCATAAAATTACAAATACTATTTTCAATATCGTAAGCGTCAACGTATTTTATTCTAAATTTTTTTCAAAGTTGTATACGGAATTGATACCTTTGAATAAGGAATTTTTCTTTGTTTTTCAAGGACATTACGACAGTTATTTAAATGAACTAAATGATATAGAGTACGTTTCTCCTACAACAGATTACGACAAATTTTGCAACTATAACAAAGAGATTGATAAGATGGATTCCATGTTGTCCTTTTTTATTAACTTAATGAAAAACAACATTTGCAGCGTAGATAATATCGCAAATCTTTGTATTTCTTTGCAAAAGAAACTGAATGCGGGTATAGAAATAAGCGGCCAACAAGAACATAATGATAAGTTATTGAATGCAGTCTATATTATTATAAAGGAGTCAATTGACTATTTAATTTTCAATGGACAAATGGAGGTCATAAATAATAATATAGAATATATTACAACTCATCCGAAGATAACCCCTAAGAACAAATTTAAATGTATGGATATAAAAGATATCTTGAAACAATTTTAATTATAATTGAATAACATAAAAAGATTATATTCTTATTATAAAATGGCTGTTGAATCGCGAATTAGTTCAAAAACTTATAAAACAAACGTGGATGAATTAGAACCAAACGACCAAGGTTTAAAGAGCGAACTATACGA